TTCGCCGCGTGTCTTTCTCGACCATGATACGGGCCGTCTTGATCAGTCCGGCAAGCCGCTCGTCTTCGTGGCCGTGGTCAATCCTCGCGTGCTCTTTCAGTTCGGCCACGCTGACCGGCTCGACCGTTGGCTGAACGCTCACTCGCACTGAAGAGCGAACGCTCTGCATCGACTCCAACGGTCTCGCACGGTCCCACGGCATGGCTTATCGCCCTCTGTTCTGACGACGGACCGCCCGCTCGTAATGCGGGACAGCCGTAGTCTGTTCGATCTGTTCCAACGCGGGCTTGGCAATCCTCCGCCTGATGAGTAGGTTGGCCACCCCATCAGGCGGATCGATTGTCTTACCCGCCCGGAATCCCTTCCAAGTTGTGAGGAGTTCCACGCGCATTAGGTGGGCAGCCTCACGATGTTGCCGAACCCACGCTCGGCCGCAGTGACCGGTGTGTCCGTCGCCCGCGACAGCAACGCGAATGCTGTCGCAAAGGTTCCGGTAGACCCATCACCACACGTGGCGACAAGGTCGAAGTAGCGTTTGCGGCCTCGCAAATCGACCTCGAATTTGAAGCACTTGTTGTCGTCGGTCGCAGTCGGCAGTGCCGCAGTGGTTCCCGCGATGCTGACCGAAGTGCCGTAGACCAGGCCGGTAACATCCGCGAAGCTGCTGTCTGTATCCGACTCCTGAAGCTTCAGGGCAGTCATCGCAATGTCGGTGGCCCCAAGGTACACGAACACTTCCAAGTATTCGTACCCCAACGTGTCGATGCTCGCCGTGGTCAGACTGGCATTGTCGACGATGGCAGCCGGGGGAGTGACCGACACCCACTTGGTATTCTGTGCATGAATCATGAATCAGGCTCCTTACGAACCGGGGGTCTTCAGCATGATCACGGGACCGGCAACGCTCGCCGTACCCTTTTCATGCACATTGATGTCAAAACGCTCGGTGCCACGGATCGCGAGTTGATCGAATTCAAAATATCGCGAACTATCGACGGCGATCGAGATGCCACGCCGTGAACCCATCGAGGCCGCCAGATCGAGATTGCCGAGGTAGGCAATACCGTCCGTTGAAGTCTGGGCCGTGGTCGTGGAATTCATCACCTGCACGATTTCCACCGGGAACCCGAGGAATTGCAGGGGGGCACCGCCAGCGATCTGGGCCACGGTGTTACCGCCAGCCGCCTCCGCCAGCCGCAGCATGGAGTTGGCCCAACCCACCCGGCTGATGTACCACCGCGCGCCGTTGACGGCGAACTGAGGCAGCTTGCCCACCATCGCTTCGAAATCCTCAAGATCGAGGGTTGAAAACGCGGTGTTGCCGGTGATGGCAGTGACTTCGCTGCCGTCGCCCAGGGCGTTCTTCAGGCCGACGATCCCGCCGTAAGTGCTGGTGCCGTCACCGTTGAACAAGCATTCGTCCTCCTTGTCGGCGAACGCGTAGGCGATCTCCTGCGCCAGATCGTCGGCAATCGAAATGACCGAGTCCTCCGACAATTCGCTGGAGTACTTGGTCAAGACCGCCAGCTTGCGGGCCGTCAGACTGACCGTGTCCCAGCCCTTGTCGCTGGCCGTGATCTCGGCATTCTCGGAGACGAAATACGCGGTCACGCCGGATTGTCGCCGGGGGACAATCAAGGTGTCGGACTGCATCGGGCGGATGCGCAGCACCCGACGGGCGACCCCACGCTCTTCCCGCAGATCGATGATTGCGGTCTCCATCTGCTCGGGGACAAGGAAGCCGCCGAGATTGTTGCTCGTGGTCTGCAAAGCTCGGGTCTCGATGCCGTTGTCAGCACACCACTGGGCCGCCCGCTGGTCCCCGCCGAGGATCGCCAGACACCATTGCCCGGCCGCATAGGCTCGGTCCTGCGCATCGGGACCACGGAAGGACCGCAGCGAACCGAACCGCCGCAGAGTCCGGATCTCGGTCTTCGGGGCAGGGGCCACCACACCGGGGGCAGGAGTGGGAGCACTTCGCCGCCCCTCGCTGGCAGCAAGTGCCGCCTTCTCTTGGATCAGCTTGCTGTACCGGGCTTCCTCAGCGCCGGCCTTGCCAGCCTCCTCCAGCAGGCTCTCATACTTGCGGGTCTCGTCGTCCGTGAGGGGCCGAGACTTCCCGCCTTCACCGCCGGTAGCCGCAGCCACCAGCACGCTTTCCGCTTCCGCCAGCTTGGCAGAACGCAATTCGCGGGCCGCATCGGCCGCCTTTTGCAGATCCATAATTGTCGTCTCCGATTTGGCCGACGACCACCAGATAACACATCAGGCGTGAACCGTCGGCAAGTGCGAACACCTGCTAACAATCCACGCCTGCAACGGCAATTGCGGATGTCTCACGGAATCAACACCATGCCAACGGGCTGGGACGTTTGTTCCGGCAGCATCAATCTGTGTTAAATCGTACTGACTTGCAGTCGACTGTCAATACGTTTTCAGCTTGGCCAACTGGAATTTCTTCGAAGCCAGATCGAACGACATCCCCTGCAATGCTCGCGCTTTGGCCAGAGAACGAAGCGCCATCTCGGTACCCTGATAGGCGGGGTACGTGACGGCACTCACGTCGAACAACTCGACGTTGTGCAGTTCGCGGATCTGCCGCTCGCCCTCTTGTCGCCAGATGTCGCTCTTGGTCGTGAACCCAAAACTCATCTGGTCCATGTCGCCCCGTCTGATCTTGGGGACCAACGCCTGAACGTCGGGGTCTGTCGGGTCAAGGTCCGCCTCCATCCTTAGCCCGCGTTGATCCTCCGCGAGTCGCAGTGTGCCGGACTTGGTGCGGGCCAGCGGGGTCCCCTCGTGGTTGACCAACAGCCGCACATCGGCACCGCTCGCCAGCGTCCGGGTAAACGCCCCGGGCCGTATGATCTCGACGAACCCGCCAAGATCTTCAGACAGCGAATTGAAGACAGCCGCGTATCCCCGAAGGGTGATCTTCCCGTCAGCCTCTGACCGAAGGTCGATCTCGGCACATGCCCGGTATTCTCGCTCGATCATCGCACAACCTCCCGGGCAAATTCGGTCGCCCGCCGCGCATCCCATCGGGACACCACCGATTCGACACTTTCCGCCAGCTTGTCCGCCGACACCTCGCACGCGGTCAACAAGGCCTGGCGAGACTGCTCGACGTGACGGGCCACGATCTCGGCCGGGTCGAGAGACTGCCGCGCGTGAATCCCCAGGGCTCGCACCGTCGGGCCGATTGCTTGTTCGAGGGTCGCCGCGTGCTCGACATAGAACGCATCCAGCCACCCGAGGAACTCGCTTGGCTTGTTCGCTGCACGGGTGGCCGCGTTCCTCTCCTTCGACAGCAGCCGGGTGAGGTCGTTCTCCAGAATGGACCGCAGTGCATCGCCGAGGTCTGGAGAATCATCCTCCTCCGCCTGTGCCACACTCGTCTGCCCCACGCTCGGGGTCGGGGTCGCCTGCATGGCCGTGGTGAGTGGGACCATGTTCCCGTTAATCAAATAGGCGTCACCGTCTTCGGTCGGAATCGGATTCATCCCTTCTCGGTCCCTGATCTCGTTCGCGCTCATCCAGCCGTTCTGTCTGGCCACAGCGTAGGCATCATACCGGCTCTTGAGGTCGGCAAGCGATAGATCATCAAGGTCAAGCTCAGTGAAGTAGGTGGGTTTCTCGCTCGCGGAGAACAGCTTCCTATGCGCCTCCTGCTGCATGGCCACGGCAAGAGGGCGGATTGTGTAGGTCTTGTACTCGATCGATTGGTGTTCAATGTTTCCAAAAGTCGCCCGGCTCAGATCCCGCAGCAGGTGGGGCGGAATGTTGAACCAGCGGGCCACCTCCGCGATCTGGAATTGTCGTTGCTCCAAAAGCTGGGCGTCCACGGCTGACATCTGCATGGCCTGGAACTCCATGCCCTCCTGAAGAACGGCGATCCGCCCCGCCTTGTCCGCCCCCCGGTGCATCGCGTCCCACTCGTCGCGGATGTTCCTCCGGGCGTCGGTCGTCAGCTTGCCGGGATGTTTGAGAATGCCACCGGGCCGGGCTCCGTTCGCGAAACTGCTGCCGCTGTACTGTTCCATGCCGAGGGTGAGACCGAAAGAATCCCGGGCTCGCTGGACCAGCCCCTTCCCGACGATCCCATCAGCCGCCATCAGGGGGACA